CGGCACAGCACCGGGCTGCGGAGTCATCCCCAGCGCCAAGCTGCTGTCGGGTCAAGCCAGCGTGACGATAGATCATGAAGGTGAGAGGGAGTGAGATAAATACAGGCACCCGAGCGCGATAAATCCGGGATTTAGCAGAACGTAGGGGGATTTAACACGACGGAAAGTGCAATAGTCTTGCACTGGGTGAAACCGCGCGGCGCCGGGCTCGCTGCTTGTTTCGCGCCCATCTTAGCCGAGATTCAAGGTCGGCAGGCTTCACGATTCGCCGAGATAGCTGCGCACGATGTCGAGAATGCTCTCGGCGTCTTCCGGTCCCAGCGTGCCGGAATCTGGATCCGCCGTGAGCAGCCCACGACGCGGCATTCGCTTGGTTCCGAACTCGTGATATGCCGCATGGGGCTGGCTGAATCCAATCGTGACGCTGGTCGCGTCGGCGCTGTGCGACAGGCTATGCAGCATGTCGCCGTAGCGGTCGAGCAGGAAGCCGTGGCCGTCTTCCGGGTAGCTCTTGATGGTGGATGGCGCCCAGGGCGCCCAGGGTCGGCCCAGCGGATCGGTGCGCGTCTCGAAGCGGCTTGAGACCCGGCTTTCCATCTCTTGCCCGATTGCGTCCATCAACGGCTGGAGGTTGCTGGACTTGGCAAGTAGCTGGTTGAGGTAGTCCAGGACCGGCCGGTCGTTGATGTCGACGGTGATGCCCATGGCGAGGTCAGTAGATGACCTGGACCTCGCCGACCACGTGACCGTCGGCGTCGAGGAACTCCGCCACCACGGGGTCGATATCGTCGGCGGGATAGGCGTCGGCCAGTTCGGCCGGCAGCTCGTGCAGGTAGCCGATGATGGCGGCCATGTCGGCGCGGCTTTTCAGTGGTGCGGGGCCGAAGGCGTGAGAGTTCGGCATCGGATGCAGCGGCACGCCACCCGCTTCGATGTGCTGCATGATCTCGGCCGCGCTCTGGCCCGACAGCGTACCGGCGAGTTCATCCCAATCGAACACCAGCGGTGCGACGCCCGGATTTCCCGACGATGGTTTGCAGTGGTAACGCGTCATGGCTTCCAATGGAACAGCAACCCGATCACAAAATCGAACATTTCACGATCCTCATTATAGAGTTTATTGAATCGAGTCAAGGTGTGTTTGATGCTGGGGTCAACGCCAAGCACCGACTCCAGCGCCACCGACATTACTTCCAGCGCGCCGCGCCCGGTGTACTCTTTGCCCTGGTACGGATTGATGTACTTGTCCCGGCGCGCCCACTCGTCACGCCTGTACCCGGCTATTCCGGTGAGATCGCGCAGCCGCATGAGCTGCTCGCCCGCCGTGCGGCGGCGATGCAGTTCCTGAAATAGCGCGTCCAGCGCCGGCAGCGCCGCCTGTATCCGGTGGGCGTACTCGTGCACGGCGTCTTCCAGCGCATCGGTACGCACCAGGATGTAACCGGCGCCCTTCCGAGCCGGCACGACGCCGAACGACGACAGCCTGATGTGTGTGTTGCCGGTTACCTCGTCCATCGTGTAGTGCCAGGCACGCGCCCTTGCCTGAGCCTTGACGTGCAGCGGCCCGAGCCGGTCGGTTGCTTCGGTCCATGAATCCGGTAGCCGCTGCGACGCCTTCTTGACCAACGCCGCACCAGCGCCGCGCGTGGCGACCTGCGCCGCCTTGGCCGTGCCGACCTCGCGCGCGAGGCGTTCCAGCAGCGCCGCATGGCAGGCCAGCGCGTCGGCACCGCCGTCTGGCAGGGTGGCGCTGATGGCCTGGCCGGCCGCAATCAACTCGTCGATGCCCTTCGGCGGTGTAAGCCCGGCGGCACGCACCGCCGAGGCCATGCCTGGTGTCGTCTCGGTCAGCTTCTTGTCGACCAGTTTCCCTAGCTCGGCCGCGCGCGCCTTCCCGACGTTGTAGGCGAACCCTGGCTGGATGCCGACCGGCACCTGCAGAGTCTCGCCGGTGCGGGTATTGGTCCATTCGCGCAACCGCTCGGGGGGCGCCGTCTTGACCATGGGATTGCCGGTCGGAGTCTGCCCGCGCTCGTAGTCGCGGCGGCTGACCGCCACCACGCGGCAGCGGCAATTGAAGCCATTCAGCGGCAGATGCGTGTCCCAGAACGGATGCTCGACCGGCAAGGTGATGTTGTCCCACTGCGCGTGCTCGTCGCGGACCTTGCTGTCGCGCTGGGTGATGTAGCGGATATACGGGTGCGTCGCCCTGTTGCGCTCGATGCGTTCCCACTGCCCGGCCGCATAGGCCTGGCGCGTGTTGGTGTCGTAGATGAGTTTCAGGCGGGCCGGGTCGAACACCGTCGTGACGGCGTCGCCAGTCACGACGTCGATTACGGTGCGCTCGCCCCACCAACCCTTGTGCGCCATGTATTCGGACAGATCGCGCATGAAGTCGCGCCGTGACAGATCGCCCGCGACGCTGTCGATGATGCCGCGTCGCAGGTTCTCCAGCACATCGAGCGCGGCCAGCCGGCTGACGGTGAAGTGATGGGCGTGCTCTTCCTGCCAGAGGTCGCGCCAGTCGAACGTCACCCGCAGCGAATTGCGCTCTTCCAGGTAGCGCAGCGCCTCTTCGGGCGACAGCCGGTACACCTGGGCGAAGTCGCTCGCGGCTGACATCAGTCGTCACCCAGCCCGGCCTGGCCGGCCAGGCGCGCCGTATATCCGAGCTTGGCGAGCAGCTCGGCAAGCGCGCCGGGGTCGAGTTGTGCGACCAGCTCCGGCAGGCGTTCGAGCAGCTCCTCGGCGGTGTCACCGCGCGCGATCGCATCGTCCAGCGCTTGCTGCAGCGTCTGCATCCACGGCGCCATCACCGGCCGCCATTCGGACAGCGCTTCGTCCACCAGGGCATCGATCGGGTCACCCGGCCGGCGATCCTGCTCGGCAAAGCTTGCCGCAGCTGGTTTGCCGTTCTCAGGTGAGTGCGGCTCAACGGGCGCAGCCTTCTTGTCCCACCCATCCCCATACTTCGCCCGCACCGCGTCGAGCGATAGCGAAAAGCCCATCTCCGACACATTCTTGTCGGTCTCACTCTCGGCTTTCTTGTCCTCTTCGCCTTTGATCTCGCGATACACCCGGCAGCGGCTGAAGCCGTTGTATTCACAGATCCACTTGATCAGCGTTTCATTCAGGGTTTCCGAGAGCAGGTCGCTGTCGGCCTGGGTGAGTTCCAGGCGAACGTCCTGCCGCTCCTTGCTTGCGGCCGCCATCGCGCCACCGGACTTGCTGCGCGCTTCGGTTCCGAGCAGTACGCTGTCGATCCAGTCATCCATGTACTCACACAAGGATTGCTGGGTCGTAACCGAGCCTGTCAGCTTGGTCTCCAGCAGCTCGATCATCGTGCCTTCAGGCGTCATCACCACGCCGTCGCTGCTGAACGCTTTCAGCGCATCGAACAGCGTGTTCTTTTCCTTTTGCCCCGCCCCCTTCGGGTATTTGCCCCAGGGTGTGGGTGTGCCAAATCGATCGTTCAGCTTGTTCCAAGCGATGATGCCCTTGCGCTTAAAGAACACCGGCCAATAGAGCTGCAAGCCGAGGCCGGTGCCGTATGGGTTGTCATCCTCGGGGTTCACCCGGTGAACGATGAACTTGCGTTCCTCCAACTCTTCGCCACGGATCATATCCGCCTGTGTGAGCAGACGCAGTTGCGGGGCGCGCGTGTCGTCATCCTGCACATAGACAAAGCGCCGCTGCGCGCGTTTGACTACACGTGCGGGCACCACCCGGTTGTCACTCACCGTCCATATCACTTCAGCCGGAGAAAACCCGACGATCATCGCCTCCATCAAGTCCGAGCACAGCCGGTCGAAGTTGAACCCGCCGAGGATCGCCTGCACGGCTTCAGCGTCGCTGGTGCTCTTGCCATCCGCAGGCTGCACCGTCCAGGGGCGGCTGATCAGCGCGAGAATGCGCTTCTGCAGCCCTGAGAACACCTTGCCGTCGCGCTTCAGATCACGGTAGATCTGCCAGTTGTTGCCATGCTCGCCGAGCAACGGATCGTTGGGGCGCACTACCCCCATGAAGATGGGCTCGAATGGGTCGCGCAAGCGGCTTGCGACTTCGGTATTCAGGTCCGGCTTTGCCGGCCGGGTGGTGGCAGTGGTGGGAGTGGTCTTAGCCATAGAGGAAGCCTGCGATATCGACGCTTCGGCGCTCGCCCGCGCCGTCGCTCATGAACTCGATCGGAGCGGCGGGATTGCTTGCCGCATGTATGGCCAGCGCCAGCGCCCAAAACTCGTCAGCATGGCCGTCGGCGGTACGCTCTGCGGTGAATCGAATATTGCCGGCTGCCGTGGTCTGCTTCGTCACCGCACGAAGGGCGGCACGCGTTTTCGGGTCATAGGGCATGCGCAGCCGGCGGTCTTCCATGCGCCCGCGCACCGGGTAGGCGAGTTCTTCCTTGACCTTCGGTGTGAAGGTGACCGCCTCCACCCGGTATTCACCGAACTTGTCCTGGGCATCATCGGCCCAGCCGATTCCCAGTCCGGTGGCGTCGATGCAGGTGCGATCGCTCTCTTCGATCATCGGATAGATGATCTTTTCCTGGTCGCTCTTGCGCATGTTCTGCAGGCGTTCCACGCGCCGGGTGTAGAGCACGTCGCCCAGGTCTTCCACCTGCCAGGCCACCGTCAGATCCTGCTTGCGACCGATGTCGATGCCGGTATAGATCCGGCCGCCTTCCCTGCGCTCCCAGTCCGCGCCGGCCTCATACTCGGCCGACGCGATCAGGTCATATTCCAGAAAGGCCACGTCGTCATCGGCTGGGTTGCACATGAACTCTTGCTGGAACGACTCCTCGTCCGCGCAGCCGGCGCGCACCAGGTCGAAATAGGCCGCCTCGTCCATCGCCTGGCGCTCGTCGTCATCCGGCAGCATTTGCTGCAGCTTGTAGAGAAAGCCCTGGTCGAGCGCATCCTGCAGCGTCACCCGGTGTACGCTGATTTTCTTCGGGTTGCCCCGCTCGCGCGCCTCGCGAATCAGCAGATTGAAGAAATTGTGGCTGCCCCGATGGGTGGAGATCAGCTCCAGGCTGCCGCCCCAGGTGATGCCTGGGTAGGCGATCGCCCATAGCTTGCGCGGGTCCGGGTGCAATGCGAACTCGTCCAGGATGCGCCCGCCGCGCTTTCCGGCCTGCGCGTCCGGGTTGCTCGACATGCTGTGAATGCGCTTGCCGGTGGCAAATTCCAGCACGTAGGCGGATAGACGCTTCTCGGGGTCTATCACCACCTCGCCCAGATCGCGGGCGGCCAGATCCATGATCTTCGCCCACATCTTGCAGTCCTCGACGAAGAGCCGCGCCTGCAACTCGTCGCGGCTGCTCACCCACTGATCGCGCAGCGCCTTGGCTACCGCTACGCGCTCCACCGCCGGATAGGCTGTGCTCCAGGACAGGCCGATCTGGCGTGCCTTCTCCATCGCTTTCAGGCGGCTTTCGTCCTGGATCCACTTCGCCTGATAGGGCAGGAAGATGGCCTCCGGATTCGCGGGGATGATCTTGGCGTTACCTTTGATTTTCATTGCTCCCACCGAGGCATGTTGTCGGCGATCCAATTGGCAATGCGAAGTCCGCGATCGAACAGCCATTCGAGGCACCACGCTGCCAGCGTGACGGGCACGCCGAGCAACACGAACGGAGTAATGAGGATGTTCCGGCGCGTCCAGCGCATCACACGATCCCCAACACCTGACGGATTGCGAGCTTCGTCTCTTCGGTTACGCCTGCCTTGACCCCCATCGCATCGAGCTTGGCTTTCTGCTCCTCCAGCAGCTTCTTGCGCGCGGCTACTTCTACCTCGGCCTGGAATTTCTTCAGATTCACCGACGATCGCGTGAGCGTTGCGATGTTCTTCGCAGCTGTCGAGAGCACCCCCACGCGTTCGGCTGAGTCGACCTCTTCGTCGGTCGATTCCTGCATGTCCAGAATCGCCTCGAACAACTCCGTCTGAATCAGCGCCGTCAGCGCCTCCGAGCGCGCATCCTTGTCGTCGCCCGCCTGCGCCTGGATGATCTTCGCCGCTTCGGTACTGGCCCGGATCGCTGCAAGCCGCCGTTCCAGCTTCTGCCCATAGCGATGCACCGCCGTGCGGCTGGGCAGCTCACCCTCGGCTGCAGCCGAAGGGAAATGCTCGTGCAGATCGGCAATCAGCTCGTCCAGCGTCATCCGCCCATCTGCCAGCCGCCCCTCGATATGGCGCTTTACCTCGGGCGGAAGGCGGTCAATGCTGCTTTTGCGGCCCATCGCGGCTTACCAGTACTTCTCGGGGCGAGCGATGCCCGGCTGGCAGTCGACCGTGTACTCGGCAAAATCCACCCCGTGGCGGGTCAGCTTGGCGTGCCAGCGGCCATCAGGCTTGCGCTCAACCTCAACCAGGTCGCGCCCTCCCAGATAATCCAGCTCGCGCCGCAGCTCCATCATCGTCGCGTCCGGATACTCGGACTGCGCCACCGCCAGAATCGGCCCCTCGAATACACCCACCGGGCGCGCATTGTTCAGCGTCAGCAGTATCAGCCAGCGCAGGTGCTCCCGTCGTGCCTTGACCTGGTCAATCATTGTTTCACCCCTCGCAGTTGCTGGTTTTCGATACGCAGCGCCAGGCCGTCGAGCTTGGCCTCGATCACGCTCTGACCCCGGATGTAGTCCTCGCGCCGGACATAATTCAGCGGCAGCTCGGTTTTAAGCTCCATCAGTTCGCGCTCGACGCGGCGCCACTGGCCAGCCTCTTCATGTGCCGCCTTCTCCAGCACGCCAAAGCGCGTATCCCAGTGCGCGGAGTGCAGCTCGCGCGCCTGCTCTTGCGCCGTGAATCGCACGTCGAGTCTGGCCTCGAACTGGCGCAGCAAGATCCGCCCCGCCGTGAATGCCGCGCCCAGGAATGTCACCAGCAGGCCGCACAGAAACGTGATCAGCGCCCACAGTTCTATCTGTATCGTCATGGTTTGCCCTGTTGATGCCAGTCGATCAGCGCCGTGAGGCGTCGGGCGCATTCGGCGTATTGGCTGCCGGCGTCGAGTGCCCAGCCGGCGATGTCGGAATTGGTGGCAACGCGTCCGGCATCGGCTCCAGCAGCGCCGCCGCCGGCGTCGGGCAGTTCGACTCTGATGCCGGGGGCACCGTCGAGCACGCGCAAAGCAGGCTCGCGCAGACACACGCCAGCATCGGTGAGTTGAGCAATCGCACGATTGCGCTCCTTACGGTCTTGCGCGGCGGCAAGCCGCGCGGTTGAGAGTTGCCGGGTCAGGGCGTCGCTGCGCGCATGCGCGCTCGTCAGGCGATGCGCGGCCTGCACCGCGATGGCGCGCCGCACCTCCGCGAGCGACTCGCGCGCCTCGGCCACGCTCACGGCCGCGTAGTGCCGTCCCGCCGCAAACCCCGCGCTCGCGATCATCGCCGCCGCCGCGATACCGATGCCGGCGCGCATCACTACTCCGAGGTTCATCACATTCCCGATGCTGGATGAGCTTCGATCGGAACCGGCTGAGTCGTGATATCCATGATGTCTCCGCCAGCGATCGAGCCGCTGTTGCCACTGTTCATTCCGCTGTAGTCGCCGTACTGGTTTCCGCCAACGATCGACCCGCCCACGTTCGGCTGCGGCGCTTGAATGTACTGATAGCCCTGCACAGCTGCCGCGCCAATCTCAGCACCAAACACCTGGAACGCCTGATTCGTTGATAGGCCGACATCCCGCTGCGCATTGATCCCGGCAATGCCTTGTTTCATCCCGAAATAGCCCAGCCCCACGCTTGTGATAGGCCCTGCCAGCGCACCAATAAGCTGCATAGTGCGGCTGGGGGCTATATGGAAGCCTTGGCCTGTGGCGCCTATCTTGTTGCCCAGCGTGATCGCAGCGACGGTGCGCACAGTGGTGTCACCGCCTTGCGCGATTTGCCACAGCGCGTCCGCATAACTCTTGGCTTCTGCCGCCCGATGCTTGGCAATCTCCGCTTGAGCAGTGTAGGGGTCCATTCCGGTAGCGCATCCAGCCAGAGACAACATTGCCGCGACCATAAAAATGGTTTTCATGACGTGCTCCATATGGTTGTGTAGCGCGCTACCCGTTCAGGCCGATTAGGCACCCCAGCACGATGCCCGCGCATCATTGCGCCACCTCGACGCGTGGCCCCCACGCCGCATAGCGCGGCTGCAGCTCGACCAGGATGCGGCGCGGATAGCCGAGGTTCTCCCGGCAGTGGCTGACGTGGCGCCGGGCGCTGCCGCATGCGGCATCAATGCTGGCGCGGCGCTTGTCGGTGGCGTTGCGCGCCTCGGCGTACCAATGCCCCAGCCCGCCGTTGTAGGCGCGCAGCGCCGCCCACATGCGGTCTCCGTCGTCGCCCAGATTGATGCGCTCCCACAACCAGCGGTCGTAGCCGACCAGGGCACGCATCGCCCATGTCGGGTTGGTCGGCTGGCAGTCGGTCGCGCTCATACGGTGCAGCTCGCACCACCAGCGTGCGGTCGCGGGCATGAATTGCGCCATGCCTCGGGCACCGACACGGCTCACCGCGTGCGGGCGCCATAGTGATTCCTGGTGGATCTGCGCTGCAAATGCGGCAACAGGCGCATTCAGCCCCCACACCAGGCGCGCCTGGCGGGTCAGGTCAGTGCGATACGGGGTTGCAGCGGCCGGTACCTGGGCGACAGCGCCGCTCGCAAACAACACCCCGCACAGCACGGCAAACAGGCGCACCATCACGCCCCCAGCGCCACGCCGATCATCGCGGCGGCGATCAGAATCGCCCGGCGCAACATCGAGGCGGCGAACGCGATCGCCTGCTCGCGCGTGATCGACAGCCCGCGCCCCGGCGCACCAGGGCTTGCGCACCACGTGATGAAGTGGTCAGGCCGCGCGTAGGGAAACAACCCCCGATCGATCCAGTACGCCATCCAGGCGGCGCTGGTGATCAGGCTCAGTTTGTAGAGCGATACCGGGAGCTGCTGCGGTGCGAGCAGCGCGACAACAACCGCGAGCACGATCGACACCACCAGCCACAAGGCCATGCGTGGGGGGCGGATGCGGGTGAAATCCATGGTTGACTCCTGCGAAGGTCACGTTTTGGGAACATGCTTGCTATGCAGGAGCCATGGTGCCGGGGTTTGCCCGGCGGCAATAAATGAACTGCTTCAATTACGCGCGGTGAGCGCTATCTGAAACGTGGCGGCGGGGTCTTCACGATCGATCCCGCATCCATGCACACAGAAGAATCAGTAATGCTCCGGCGAACAGCACCAGCCAACCCCACTGCATTTGTACCGACGACATAGCCGCATCGGCCAGGCCCCTGAATGGGTTGCCTTGTAAATCGGCGTTCATGGATGACTTGACCTTCGAAATTCGAGACTGGATTTCGAAGAACGCGTAGGCGATCACGCCGAACGACAGCCCTCCGGTTACCCACAATAGAGTAAAGCGCCTGAAAAGCACCAGTACCGCAGAGCACACCGCAAGACCCAGAACAAACGTACCATCGCCCTGGCCATTGGAGAAATAGTTAACGTTCATACCAAACGGCCCGGTCATCAGCGGCATGAATACACCAAGCGCCATCACCGCCGCACCGATCAAGCCAAACAATTGCCGTTTGGAAAAGTCGCTGAAATTGGCGCTACCCATCTCTATTACGGTGCGCCGCTCCGGCTTTTGGCGCACTCGCCAGGCTGGAGGCAGATCCACGTCGGCTGGCTCGACCTTCGCATACACAATCCCACATCTCGGACACTCGTAATCCGGCGCCTCATCAGACGCCTGGCGGGTGTATTCACACTTCGGGCATGTCGTCATGTTTCGCATCCTCCCCAAGATCAACAACCGATAAAGGTAGCCATCCCCTTTGTTTTGCGCGCTCCTGTCAGGAAACCTGATCCGGGCGCCATTTCTTGATGAAAGCCGCCACCGCCTCCGGCCCGCCGGCACTTGCCGCCGCCCACTCATCCCGACGTTGCTGCGCTCCCATCTCGGCCAATGGGGCGAGTTTCTCATGAATCGCCCACCATCGTTCCCGCTCCGCTTCGTGGTGCTGGTGTAGATCGCTACGCTTCTGACGCTTGCAGATCAGCGCCGCCTCACGATGAATGCGCGCGATATAGCTGGCCTGCTGCCGGCGGCGGATCGCGCGTGGCTGATGGGCGAGGCGCTGCTCCGCCCGGGTGTTGGCATGGTCCAGTAGCCACTGGATCTGCACTAGAGCTTCGTCAAACCGCCCAGCTTGCTGGAGAAACTTGGCCAGGCGAGCGTCCTCGTACAGATCGCCCTGGATCACCTTTGCCTCGTGGAGTAGTGAAATCGCCCGATCCCAGTCGCCCGCATTCTTGGCCGCCGTCGCCTCCCGGTTAAGGGCCGCATACCGCTCAGCGTCCGCGCTGCGGTGAACCTGAACCTCGGCGGTCAGCGTCAACACGGGGCTGTCAAATAGCACCTTTTTCATGCCGCCTTGCCTCCCTTCTTCTTCGTCATACAGCAGCCTTCGTATTTCGCGAGCGCGCCAGACGTCGCCTTGATGGCCCTCCGGGCATCTGGTGGGCAGTGCCGGTAGTCGTCGAGCAGGGCTTCTTCTTCGCGGGTCAAGGCCGGGGCGACTGGTGCGGCGCCGGCACGTTGACCAGTGAGGATGTAGAGCACGTCGGCACCTGCCGCCGCAATGGCTGCAAGGTAGGCCGCATCAGGCTGGCGTTCGCCTGCTTCGTAGTTGATCTGCGCCCGCTTCTGAACGCCGCCTATTTCACCAAAAGCGGACTGACTAAGCCCCAGTCTCTCCCGTTCAGCACGCAAGCGTTGCTCTAAGCTGTCCATTCGAACACCAACAAAATAGTTGACAGGTGCTCAAACGAGCACCATCATTCACACACACACAAAACAAAGTGAATTCACAGGCAACACCATCGCCCATGAATGCAACCCGCGCAGGAGGTCACATGACCGCCCAATCCTTCAAGTCCCTGCTACGCCGGCAGGGAAAAACCATCCGCCAGTGGGCGGAAGAGCACAACTTCCCGCCCGGTGCCGTCTATCGCGTGCTCAACGGTGTGGACAAGGCCAACTTCGGCCGCGCCCACGATATCGCCGTTGCCGCAGGCATCAAGCAGTCCGACCAACAGCTTGCCGCATGAGGACCGCCATGTTCATCCGCCTTCATCAAACCACTCGTTACCTCGATGACCTCAACGTCGACTTCATGGAAGCCTTCTGCGAACTCTGGACCAACGCCAGCCTTGAAGCGGCGAGCTGCTTCGCCATCGGAGCCTGAGCCATGGATGCCACCTTTCTCACACAAGACGAAGCCCCCGTCATTGCCGCCTTGGTCCTCGAAGGCACCCGCGCCAACGGCAAACGCACGATCAGCCCGGCCCACGCCCTGGCCACACTTCAAGGCGTGAAAACTGCCGATACAGCATCTTCGCAGGCTCGAAGTGCTCCTGCGACATGTCCTCTTCTTCAGGAAGGGTGCCGCCCGCATTCAACAGATCGAAGTTCTCCGCAGCCTGCCGCCAGATCGGTTCGACTTGCCGGGCAATGTCCGGCTGTGCTTTCAGCAGAGGCAGTAGCACATCCCGCAGCGCGGCCAGCACCCCGGCAGCCCAGTCATCGACTTGCTCGACTCTGGCACGCAGTTGCGCGACTTCTTCGCGCAGATCAGCTTCGTTCATGACGCCCTCCGGTCACCGTGTTCATGCCTTGCATTTTAGCCCGGTGAAATTCGATTTCGCCGATTCCAAAAGCGCATTTGTTTAGCACCACGTACTTACGAGGATTTCCAATGGCTCAGCGCACTTCGAAGCCCATGCCAACCAGCTTGAGAACCGCGTTCGAAATGGACAAGGCGCACGCGCTCAAGCACAAGCGATTGAACGTCGAGCGCCTCTCGGAGCTGCTCGGCACCACCCCCGCGACGCTCTACAAGTGGATCGAGACCGACAGCATGCCGATCCGGATGCTGATCGCGTGGCAGCACCTGAGCGGCGCCAACAACGTAGTGCGCTACCTCGCCAGCCGCGAGGGCGCTGTGGTGATCCAGATCCCCACCGGTCGCACGCCCGACGCTGACGACGTGCACATTCTGCAGGCCACGCTCAACGGTGCGATTGGCGCGCTGCTGGATTTCATCGCGGGGCGCATGGACCGCGACGCGTGCATGGGCAAGCTCTCGACCGGGTTGGAGTCGCTCGCCTGGCATCGCGCCAACATCGAAAAGTCAGACCAGCCTGAACTGGAGTTCGGCTCGTGAGCGCCAAATACACGAGCACCAGCCAGCAACGGCTGTTGAAACTCATCCTGGTCATGTTCGGCGACATCGTGACCGGCTACACCCCCGCCCAGCTCATACAGATGACCGGCCATCGTCCGGACGCCATGACCCGCGACCTGGAAAACCTGGTCACCGCCGGCCTGGCCGAACGTGACGAGGACGGCCGCTACCGGCTGACCTCACGCCTGCCGCAGCAGGCAGTGAAGGTGCACGCCGCTATCGGCCGTGCCGAGGCACGCCTGGCTGAAACCCGATCCGCGATCCACCGCAATAACGACTACTGAGGAAGATCATGACAAGAGGACGCAAACCCACCGCCGCAGCCGAACCCGAGATTCTTGACGCAGGTGCCGAGGCCAGAACAGAACAGGCGCTGGCCACGGTGCGCGAAGCCGAGCAGGCCACGGCGCTGGCCGTCTCGCAGCATGACGCCGCCGTGCGCGCCGTCGCGTTGCAACTGGGCTATCAGTTACCCGCGGACTGCACCGACCCGGACCTGATCCAGCGCGACATATCGGCGAACATGCGCCGTTCGGTCGAGGCGTGCCTGGAAGTCGGGCGCGGGCTACGGGTGTTGAAGGAGGCGTGCGAACACGGGCATTTTGTTGCGCGTCTTGATGTACTCGGGATCGACAAGCATGTCGCCTCCCGCTTCATGCAGTCCGCAACGAAGTTCTCAAAGTTGCCGTCGACGGCAACTTTGAAGGCCATCGGCAACCAGACCAAGCTCTTCGAAATGCTGGTGCTTGACGACGATCAGATCGAGGAACTGGAACTGACCGGCCAGACCGGCGAACTCTCCCTCGACGACGTGGCCACCATGTCAGTGAAGGAACTGCGCGCGGCACTGCGCGAAGCGCGCGCCGATAACAAGGCCGACAAGGAGCTGCTGGCCGAAAAGAACCAACTGCTCGACGCCGAGCGCGCCAAGTCCAAGCGCATCCACGCCGCGCCACCCGACCAGGTGCTTGCCGATCTGGCGAAAGAAACCGCCGAGCGTGTCGTCACGGTGGCCAACACGATCGACACTAGCGTGCGCGGCGCCTTTACCGCCCTTGCGGAGCACTTCGAAGCGCACGGCACCGACAGCCGGGTGCTGATGACCGGGCACGTGGCGCACATCCAGAAGGTGCTCAATGACTTGCGCGAAACCTTCATGTTGCGCGACTTCGAAGGCGACAGCACACCCGAGTGGATGACGTATCCGGACCACGACGCGCCTGGCGCAGCAACGGCCAACTGAGCGGGGGCGGACCATGGGACCGGCAATGATAGACGCCTTGCTCGATGTGCATGCCCGCATGCAGGAAGCCGGCCATGGCGGCAAGGGGGCTGTAATCGACAACGCCTGCCAGCGCCTGAACATGTCGAGGGCGACTCTTTGTCGCAAGTTAAAGGAGGTAGCAATGCGCCCCGCACGCAAGCGCCGCGCGGACGCGGGCAAGTGCTCGCTGCCGTTGAGCGAGGCCGAGGTCATCAGCGCGGTGTGGATGGAAGGCTACCGCGCGAACGACAAGAAGATCATGAGCATGGACCTGGTACTCAGGATCGTGCGGGCCGATGGTCGGGCTCGCGCCGAAGCGGTGGATGCGGATGGCGTGCTTCGCCCTCTGTCCGCCTCGGCCGTGGCGCGTGCCTTGCGGCACTACCGGCTGCACCCTGAGCAACTGCGCCGGGCCACCCCTGCCGTGCCGATGGGCTCGGACCACCCGAACGACGTGTGGCAGATCGACGCCTCGATCAGCACATTGTTTTATGTGCCCGACGGGGGCGTGGCCGACATGAGTCCGGCCGAGTTCTACAAGAACAAGCCCGGCAACTTCGAGAAAATCAAGCGCCAGCGGCTGACCCGCTGGGTCATCACCGACCACTGCTCGGGGGCTATCTTCGTGCACTACACCGCCGGGGGCGAGAGCATCGCGAGCATGGCCGAGGCGCTGCTGGCAGCGATGGCCGAGCGCCCTGGGCACCAGATGTATGGCGCCCCCTTCAAGTTGATGATGGACCCCGGCGTAGGCGTCACAAGTGCGTTCCGCAATCTGCTGCGCTGCCTGATGATCGAGGCGGTCATCAATGCCGTGGGCAATCCGCGCGCCAAGGGGCAGGTCGAAGGGGCGCACAACATTGTCGAGTGTGACTTCGAGAGCGGCTTCAAGCTCACCCATGTCCCCGACATTGCCTGGATCAACGCCCAGGCCGCGCGCTGGATGCGTTGGTACAACAGCACCCGCATACATTCGCGTACCGGCGTGACGCGCTGGGCGAAGTGGATGGAGATCACGTCCCAGCAATTGCGCCTGGTCGACGTGGGCATTGCCCGCCAACTGCTGACCAAGGAGCCGGTCGCCCGCCCGGTGAATAAGTACCTGCAGGTGCAGTTCGACGGCGCGCTGTGGTCGGTGAAGGCCGTGCCCAACGTGATGATGGGCGAGAAACTGTCCGTCACGTGGAACCCGCTGCGCCCGAACGCGGCCTTCGTGCTCGACCGTGATGTCGACGGCACCGACGTCCTGATCGAGATTCCAAAAGTCGAGTATGACGAACACGGGTTCGTGCAGGGTGCGGCGCGAATCGGCCAGGGATACAAGGCTCAGCCGGACACTGTGCTGGAGCGCAACCGCAAGGCTATCGAGCAACTCGCCACCGGGACCGACAGTGAGGATGCCGCCCGCGCCGCGCGCAAGGCCAAGGCGATCGCGTTCGCGGGGTCCATCGACCCGTACAAACACCTTGATGACGTACCCGATGTGATCGCGCTGCCGCGCCGTGGCACGTCGCTCGAACCCACGGTGAGCACGGCCAGCGCCATACCGGAGCGCATCTACAGCCACTTCGAGGCCGCTACCGACCTGCTGCGTCGCGGCCTGCAGCTCACCGCCGAGCATCACACGCAGATCGCCGCCTGGCATCCGGACGGCGTACCCGAATCCGAGCTTGATCAACTGCAACACCGTCTCACCGTCCGCGCCGGATTGCGCGTGGTCGGTGAATAACCCGAGGGGGAATATGCGACTGAAACTGAAACGGCTGCTGACCGTGATCGGCAGCAACCAATCTGATCTGGCCCGCGCGGTATCTGTGAGCCCGGCGACGATTGCGCAACTGGCCAATCACGGCATTTGGCCCCGGAGAAATCCCCCGACCGGGGTGCTGCGCAGGGGGGTGATCGCGCATTTGCGCGCGCACGGCGCAACGGCCGAGCAGGTCGAATCTGCATTTGAGGAGTGGCCTGTGACGCGCAGCAACGCGCCCCAGGCCGATGACCCAACCACCGAGCAAGATGATGAGGACGAACACATGCTACTACGAAACGAGACGCTGACACATGACGCACGAGAGCACTTCAGCTTGCCGCGCTCGCCCTTTGTCGATGACATCGCGACGATCGCCGATGTGTTCGTGTCAGCGAGCACCCGGCGCGCTCGCGCGGCCCTGATGGATGCCGCGCTCAACCAGGGCTTTGTCGCGCTGGTGGGTGAGTCGGGCAGCGGCAAGACCACCCTGCGTGAAGAGCTGGAGGAACGCATCCGCCTTGAGTCGCGTCCGGTCACCATCATCAAGCCCTACGTGATGGAGATGGAAAGCTCGGACGCGCGCGGCCAGTACATGAAAAGCTCGCAGATCGCCGAGGCCATCGTGCACACGCTGGCGCCGGGCGAGTCGGTACGGCAAAGCACGCAAGAACGCGCCCGCCAAGTGCACGAGCTGCTCACCAATAGCCAACGGGCAGGCTACGCCAACCTGCTGGTGGTCGAGGAGGCGCATCGCATGCCCAAGACCACGCTGCGCCACCTGAAAGGGTTCATGGAAATGAAGGCGGGGTTGCAGCGCCTGCTGGGTGTGGTGCTGATCGGCCAGCCGGAGCTGGACGCGACCCTGAGCGACAAGCTCGCCGACGTACGCGAGATCGTGCAGCGCTGCGAGCGGCGCGAAATGCTGCCGCTCGACGAAGACTTGCCGGCGTACATACAACACAAGTTCGACCGTGTTGGCGTGCGCGCGGGCGATGTCTTTGCCGATGACGCGTTTGATGCCATCCGTAGTCGCCTGGTGCGCATCCCGCGCGGCGGCACCATGGCCGAGGCGCGCAGCATCTGCTACCCGCTGGTGGTCAACAACCTGGTGGTGCGCGCGCTCAACGCGGCGGCGGCGGTGCGGTTCCCCAAGGTCGATGCTCAAGTGATCAAGGGGTGCTGACATGATATTCGGACCTCACGCCACGCCACTGCGCCTGATCCACTCGCATGATCACGACCGTGCCTGGTCGGGCGGCAACCCCGCCGACGCCACGCCGCCACGAGTGCTTTGCCGCACGCTGATCCAGCGTCTGGCAGTGCTCAACAACGCGGTGCGCGAACTGCGCGCCATGGGGCTGGCGATCGAATCGCAATCGATTGGGAACGCGATCCTCTCCGGCGGCCCGCCGCTGGTGCGCATCCGCCGCGATCCGGCCGTGAGCATCGCGCGGCTGCTCGACGCCGCCGGGCCGCGCGTGTTCGTGCGGATCGGCAATCCGCCCGTGACGATTGCGCACTGTTTGCTCCGAGGCGTGATGGTCGCCTGGGAGGAACGGACATGATCCCGATCGCCGATCAGATCCGCGCGCTGGCTAACGATGCGGCGATGGCCGCCGCGTTGCGCGCGGCGCGGGCACCACGTCGACCTGGGCCGACAACGCAACTGCTGGCACAGCATCTGCGCATCTGGCTCACCGCGCTGGCGTCGAGCAAAACCTGCTGCTCGGTGGATCTCGAAGAGCAAGCCACCGGCAGTCACGACATGCTGGCCCGCGCCGCACGTGTCGCGCTGCGCTGCGGCTGGATGCAGCACGCGACCACTGGCCCGCGCGGCCGGCGCTACTACCGCATCACCGATGCCGGCCGCGCAGTGCTCGCCCAAGGCGAATTCACCATATCCGAAGGAGTATCCAGAACATGAACGCACCCACCACCGCCCCGGCCGTGCCCGAGGGCTACATGCGCAACGCCACCGGGCATCTGGTGCCGATCGAACAGGTGCGCGAGCAGGATCTGCTGCGCGACCAGACCGCGCGCGAGCTGGCCGAAGCGGCGATCGCATTGAACGAGGCACTCAGGAGCTTCAAGCAGAAGGCGCTCGGGGACATCGCCGACCTGGTGCAGATCGCAGGCGAGCGCTACGACGTACAGCTCGGCGGCAAGAAGGGCAACGTTTCCATCACCACCTATGACGGTGCCTTCAAGGTCACCCGCCAGGTCGCGGAACGCCTCGCCTTTACCGAAGAACTGGAAGCGGCCAAGGCGTTGATCAACGCGTGCATCGACCGCTGGAGCCAGGGTGCGAACCCGCACATCCGCGTGCTGGTCGACCGCGCCTTCCGCACCGACAGCAAGGGCCAGATCAAGACTGCGGCGGTGCTGGAGCTGCTGCGCATGGAGATCGACGACGACGAATGGCAGCGCGCCATGGACGCCATCCGCGACAGCATCCACACCACCGGCACTGCAACTTACGTGCGCGTGTACCAGCGCGTCGGGGATTCGGATCAGTACCAGGCGATTCCCCTCGACTTGGCGGCGGTGTGATCATGGACAACCCGTTCAAGGCCAAGAATTACGACGGCAGGCAGACTTACTGGATAACCGCCGTCGACCGCATCGCGCGAGTCAGGGAGTTCGACCAGGCGCAATGCGAAGCGGCGCTGCGGCTCGATGATCTGCAGAGAACCGTGGAGCGCGCTGTCAGGGTGCGACTTCGCGCCTTGCAGGCAGGAGGCTGACATCGTGATCTCCGCGCCCCTCGCCGCCGCGCGCGCCGCCCAGCACGCGCAACTGATCCGGCGTGTGCATGCGGCCAAGACGTGGCTCAAGCTCGACGACGACACCTACCGGTCTACGCTCGCGCGGTTCGCGGCTGGCAAGACCAGCAGCAAGGCGTGCAGCGTGGCCGAGTTGCAGGCGGTCATCGAGCACTTCCACGCCGCAGGCTGGCCACGCCCCGGCAAAGAACCGTACAAGCCGCTTTCATCCCGTCAAAAGAAAATGTGGGCACTGTGGCAGACGCTCGCCAATCAGGGCAAGGTGCGCAACCGCACGATGCGCGGGCTGCTCGCGTGGATCGAACACCAGACAGACAACCACGTGCAGCGCCTGGAATGGCTCACGCCCGCGCAGGAGCACACGCTGATCGAGTCGCTCAAGAAGTGGAGTGAGCGCACGTGAGCCGGCTGGCCGATACCCCACTGGCCGTGCTGGCGCCGCTTGCGGAGCTGCTGGATCCGGCGTACCCGGCCGAGTGGCGCGACATCGCCACGGGGTTGTTCGTGCAGATGCGCGAATCCCGCGACCTGGTGCACCTCGCTCCGGACCGGCTCGCCCAGCTCGCGCTGCGCCTCACCGAAGGGCTACGCGCCGAGTTTGGCGGCAGCCAGCAGTACCTGTCGAAAGGCGAGCGCTACAACCAGCAAGTGCGCGACCGCGCCATCTACGCCGAGGCCAACGGCCGCAACATCGACGAGCTGGCCCACAAGTACGGACTCACTCCGAGACAGGTCTACAACATCATCGCTGCTCAGTCCGATGCGCGGCAGGGAAAACTACCGTTCATGGTGCCGCCCGAGGATGAAACCACCGATGACGACGACGATTGAAAATCCGGCCCGTGGCGCCCATCGACCCCCTTTGCTGCGCCCGATACCCCAGCGCGGTACCGAAAAACGCGCCACGGGCTTTTATAAAACCGAATCGGGGCGTTGTGATGTGCCACATGCGAGCGTAGGGCGTGGCGGCTGTCGACGGCGTCAACCGTCATGCCGAATATCGACCTCGAAACGGCTGCACTGAGGGGTTAGCCGGCCCCTGAAAACCGGCACAACAGGAGAAACACCGCATGAACGAAGAAGCGATTGAGCAAGAGATTCAAGACAAGGGCTTGGCCGCAAGATCGCCCGCGGCAACGCTCGCGACAAGATTTGGGCGCTCGAAGGCTACGCCCTGCGCGAACGGCTCGCGGGCTGATGCGGCTGCCGGCATGAAGACGCGAGAACTCATGCCGGCTAACGCCGCGTAGCGGCGGTCAACGCAAAAGTCAGCGGCGCCGGAACGGCGTCCGCTGGACTGCCGGGTTGTGCGGCAAATGGCGCCAACAACGAAAGGACAGAAAAATGAGCATGTGCATCTACCACGGCAACTGTGCCGATGGCTTCGGAGCCGCCTGGGTTGTTCGCAAGGCGATGGGAGACATTGAATTCCACCCTGGCAAGTACCAAGAGCCGCCGCCCGACGTGACGGGCAAGGACGTGGTGATGGTGGATTTCAGCTACAAGCGCCCGGTGCTGATTGAGATGGCCGAGAAGGCCAACAGCATCTTGGTTTTAGACCACCACAAGACTGCAGCGGAAGACCTGCTTGATCTTCCAGCGAACGTGACAGCCAAGTTCGACATGGCGCACAGCGGCGCGATGCTGACATGGGAACATTTCTTCCCCGGCCAGGAACCGCCGCCGCTTCTGCTGCACATCGAGGACCGCGACCTGTGGCGCTTCGCGCTCCAGAACACGCGCCAGATTCAGGCGAACGTCTTTTCCTTCCCATACGACTTCCAAGTGTGGGACACGCTCATGGCGGCGGCGCCGGCAGCACTGGCGGCCGAAGGCGAAGCGATCGAGCGCAAGCACTTCAAGGACATTAGCGAACTGCTCGGCGTGACCACGCGGGAAATGGTGATCGGTGGGCACCGCGTGCCGGTGGCAAACCTGCCCTACACGATGAGCAGCGACGCCGGGCACGAAATGGCCAAGGGGCGCCCGTTCGCCGCCTGCTATTGGGACACGCCGAATGGCCGGGTTTTCAGCCTGCGATCGAACGACGAAGGCGTCGATGTCTCCGAGGTGGCGAAACAGTACGGGGGCGGCGGGCATCGCAACGCGAGCGGCTTTACGGTGAGCTTCGCAGCGGCGACGGCGTTCGAGGTTTGACGCACAACGCTCCGCATGAGGGGCCGGGCGCGGCATCATCGCGCACGGTCCCACTCGATGCGGTTGTTGGGGGACGCGATGCGAAGTGACACCGTTGGAACTTGCACTCTTTACCTGGCCGACTACCGGCAAGTGCTGCCGCTGCTGCAGGGAGTGACCGCTGTGGTGGCAGACCCACCCTACGGCAACGACTACCGGCAAAAGCGAAGCCGAGACAAGCTGGTGAGGCCGGACACGACACACGCGGCAATTGTGGGCAACGCGGAACCGTTTGACCCGCGCCCGCTGCTGCAGCTTGCGCCGACCGTGATTTTGTGGGGCGCGAACTATTACGCCGACAAACTGCCTGCAAATGGGAAGTGGTTGGTATGGGACAAGCGCGAGAACACCACGCCCGACGATGGCGCGGATGTTGAGATGGCCTGGACGAACTTGCGCGGGGTGCCGAGGATGCACCGGCAATTGTGGCGCGGGATTTGCCGTCGAGGCGAAGAGAACGTGAGCAAGGGGGCGAAGAAACTGCACCCGAACCAGAAGCCTGCAGCGTTGATGGATTGGTGCCTCGATCAGGCAAAAGTCGGCGCTGGCGACACGGTGCTTGACACGCACATGGGGAGCGGCACAACCGGCCTTGTGTGCCTGCGGCGCGGGGTGCGGTTCATCGGGTGCGAGATTGACCCGGTGCATTATCAGACGGCGGTGGATCGGCTCAAGGCCGAGTCCCCCAACGCTAGGTTGAGCGGACCGCAACGGCCCGCACAGGAGGTGGAAGATGGGACAAAGTAGCCGGGCCGTTGTGGGTCCGCTCGAACCGTCAGTTGGGCGGCCGGTGAACGAAGGCACGGACGCCGAA